TGATGCTTGGCATCCTGGTATCATAAACCTAAAGTACATGAGTGAACTGTTACAGATTCCTGTAACAACACATGGCTTATGGCATGCTGGCAGTTATGATCCTCAAGATTTCTTAGGACGTCTTGTAGGAAATAAACCCTGGGTTAGATACGCTGAAAAAAGTTTCTTTGCGGCATTCGATCATAATTATTTTGCTACTCAATTCCATATCAACATGTTTCATCATAACTTGTTAAATGATGGAATGGTTGAGAATCCTTGGGAAGAAGAAGATAAAGCGGACATGCTCGAAGATAAAAAATATGTTCGAACTGGATGGCCTATGGAGTATATGAAGGACATATTACTGCCTTATAAGGGTATGCCAAAACGTGATTTAATTTTATTTCCGCATAGGATTGCTCCAGAAAAACAAGTTGAAATCTTTAGAGATCTCAAAGAACAGTTGCCACAATATGAATTTGTAGTATGTCAGGATCAACAGCTAACAAAGAATGAATATCATAACTTGCTAGGAGAAGCTAAACTTGTGTTTAGTGCCAACTTACAAGAGACGCTTGGTATTAGTTGTTACGAAGGTGCAGTAGTAGATGCGATACCTATGGTGCCTGATAGACTCAGCTATACAGAAATGTATTATAGTACATTTAAATATAATAGCCTGTTTACAGAAAGTTGGGAGAGCTATGTTGCTAATCGCCCAGCACTGTGTAGACAAATAACAGAGTACATGGATAATTACGCAAAATTTATTCCTACTCTACACAAACAAACTGAGGACTTACACAATGGATTCTTCTCCGCAAACAATCTCCTTGCCGTCATTAACCAGTGAAGATATTGCATCATTAGGAAATATAACTCTATCCAGTGGTGGTAGTGCCTATACCTATAGCACTGGTATCACTTCGGCATCTACTGTATCTATCAGCGGATTTGGAAGTAATACTCTTAATAGCGGAGTTATCACAGGTGCAGGAGGATACTGTTATACGTCTGGAGCTGGTATTAGTGGTATTAATACATGGAACATACATGTGCCTCAAGAATGGGTGGACTGTTTTCCAGATTTTGCACGAATAGAAAAAATGTGTGAGCAGTATCCTGGATTAAAGATTGCGTTTGAAAAATTTAAAACAACCTATAAATTAGTAAAGGATCATTATGATACTCCGGAAGATCAAAGACCACGTCCTTAATTGGCTCGACCATAATGATCGCAAACGTATTATTATGGATCGTACAGAAAAAGAACCATATTTAGAACGTTACTATGTTCTATTTAAAGAACGTGTGACATTTCCCTACAATATATTCTTACACAAGTTTTTAAAGTCAGATCCAGATGATGTACATGATCATCCTTGGAATTATTTTACTATCATTCTTGCTGGCGGCTACTACGAGTGGATTGCTCAGTTTAACAGTGATGGAGTCAAAACATGCGAAGTAAGACATTGGCGTGGACCTGGCAGTTTTCGTTTTGGCAACACACATACCTTCCATCGTATTGAACTGGTAGAAGGCATAACACCATGGACATTGTTCTTTGTTGGTAAACGTCAGCGTGAGTGGGGATTTTTAGTTAGAAATAAATGGATCCACTTTGAAAAATATCTAGCACAAAGGAAAATTAATGGCTAAGACTACAACTGCTACAATTAACAACAATGTCCTTTATGGTGCAGGCACTAGCTATACGACAGGAACAAATTGGGCTGCACCAAATAATTATGAATCAGTAATGACGGTTAATAATACAGGTGAAAAAGATCCTGCATTAAATGTAACTGGAAGATTTTTTGTCAACGGCATTGATCTAGAAGAACGGTTAGAAATTATTGAAAAAGTCTTGCATATTCCCCAAAGAGATAGTAAACTAGAAGCTGAGTATCCGAGACTTAAAAAATTATTTGATGAATATATCTCAGCACTAGAACAATATAGAACCTGGGATAAACTAAAAGGAGAAGGCAATGCTACATGAGTCAATTAAACAACGAGAATTTACAGTTAAAGAACGTGCTGATTATAGACTAAGAGTCCAAAGTCATCCTGTTATTGCGCCTGCAGGTGTTTACAGTTTTGATTTTATTCAAGAACACTTAAAAGACGGTGAAGTGGAAACCTCACAAACCTATAACTTTTTTATGACCAAAGACGAGGTTAAAGTATTATGCGAAGGATTACTAAGTGAATAAGATTTATTATACTTGGCAACAAGTAGAAGGTGCATGTTTAGAATTGGCTAGACAAATACAGGCTAGTAATTGGAAACCAACTTATATCGTGGGTATTACTCGAGGTGGGTTGATCCCTGCGAATTTGTTAAGTCAATATATGAATGTGCCAATGCATACTCTAAACGTAAGCCTGCGTGATGCCGATAATCCACCTGAAAGTAATTTATGGATGGCCGAGGATGCCTTTGGTTACAATGCAGCCGAAGAAGATGGCGATCCGTTGTGTAAAAATATTCTTGTAGTAGATGATATCAATGATCAAGGAAGTACTATTGCCTATATCAAAGAAGATTGGCGATCGGGCTGTTTACCTAACGACGAACGTTGGAATCATGTATGGGGCCAAAATGTTCGATTTGCTACGCTCACTAATAATCTAGCTAGTAAGCAAGATGTTGATTATTCAGTATGGGAAGTCAACAAGGCCGAAGAAGATTGTTGGTTAGTTTATCCGTGGGAGGAATATTGGCTATGTCGTTAACTAAATCTTTGCTTAAACTAATAATCGGTATTTTACTGATTATAATTGGTATTGCACTAGGTCCTATTTTAGGAATTTGGTCTTTAAATACTCTGTTTCCTAAATATCTATCTATTCCAATTACTTGGGAAACATGGGCTGCCTTTAATATCTTATTCGGTGCTTCAGGACTTATTAGATTAGGAACTAACAGAAAATGAGTCTAACTAGTCAAGAACTCAAAGATAAAATATCTATGGTAGAACAAGATATTGCAAATCTTAGAAAAGATGCAGGTAATGATCGTAAAATTTCAATTCTCATTGATTATATAGACTATCTAAAAGATGAACTTAAAATTCTAGAAAGGAAATAAGATGACTACTTTTACCACAGAAGATCGCGTTAAATCACATATTACACATTTAGAAGAAAAGCATCAAGTATTAGATAAAAAAATTGATGGATTGGAAAAGACCGGTGTGTTTGATGATGCCAATATCGAAGATCTTAAAAAACAGCGTCTTGCGATTAAAGATGAAATAGAAAGTTTAAAAGTTAAACATGGTATTAAGTAAGAAACATCGTAATTGGGATAGCCGTATTCCTGCGAAAGATGAAGGATTTGTTCACGTAGTGAGACTACCGTGGACTGGTCAATCAGGTACATGGTGGAATGAAGCATGTGCTGATATTATGGAAGTATTTGGATTACCAGGTGATAGATTTACCAGTCATCCAACTGCCGACTATATGGATTTTTATTTTAAGTCAGAAAAGGATGCAAAATTATGCCAAATATTAGTATCAGAAAAGGTTTAGACCTTTATGCAGTTAGTATCATAGGCATTATTGGAATTGCATTTGCCGTCTATTGGAATTATACACATCCGCACATGGTGGTCAAATACGACTGTTCAATTTCTGAAATATCGCCAGACTATCCAATAGCAGTAAAGGAAGGTTGTCGCAAACTTCGAGCAAAATATTTTCAAGAAAATTTGCAAAAACCTAAATAAACCTATATAATATAAAACAAAGTCATCCACGACAATAACTCGGAGAATTTAATGCCTAAATACGCATCACCAGAAGAACAAAAAATAGCAGACTTGCTAGTACAAGAAGCACCCTATCATCCCGGCTACGAAGATGCCGCAATGAATATAAGCGACAAGGGGTATGAAGAAAAGAACCTTGCAGACGCTATCCGCTTTAAAATGAAACGTGATGGTAAAAGATTTTGGGCTGGAGATAACATCAGCGATTATGTTAGCGAACAAGATAAAGAGATCTTAATTGATGAAGCCACAGTAGCATTTGAAAACGTATTAGATGCTTTATTAATCGATCGTGAAACTGATCCCAACAGTCAGGGTACAGCTCGCAGACTAGCTAAAATGTATTATAACGAAATTATGGAGGGACGATATGTTCCAGGACCAGATGCAACAGCTTTTCCAAATGATTCAAAAGATAGATATGAAGGTATGCTTGTTGTTCGTAGCGAACTGCGCTCTATGTGCAGTCATCATCATCAACCTGTATCTGGTGTGGCATACATCGGAATTATTGCAGCCAATAAACTTATTGGCCTTTCTAAATATACTAGGATCGCTCAGTGGTGTGCTCGTCGTGGCACACTTCAAGAAGAACTATGTAACGACATAGCACGTGAAATTAGCAAGGCAACAGACAGCGAAAACGTAGCTGTATATGTCCAGGCTACTCATGGTTGTTGCGAAAACAGAGGTATTATGGCAAAAAGTAGTTTAACACAGACTACAGTACTAAAAGGTGCATTCAACACAGACCCAGGAACCAAAAAAGAATTCTTTGACAATATTAAGCTACAACAGGAATACGCACAATGAACTGGTTAAAACGAAAAGTCATCGAGTGGGTAAGAGAAGATCGAGATGAATCTCTTCGATTCCGGGGCAGAGATAGTATTGCTGTAGAAGATACTCCCGAAATAATGGATGATCCTATAAGATTCGAATTGCAGGGTGTAGTTGGCGGGCATCTACTTAGAGTCAAACGTCCATACGATCACAAGCAGGATCGTCAACCTTCTACCACTTATATTATTCAAAGCGGTGAAGATATCGGTTCTAGAGTATCTAAAATTGTTAGCATGGAACTAATGAAATGAACTACGAAACTCCAGCTGAAGGCATATTAAAAACAGGTGATTTCGGTGATAGTAGACTTTATAAAGTAGTATGCAGTTGTGGCCAAGATAATCACGAACATAACATATGGGTAGAAGCAGATTCTAATGATGTTAGTGTTAATATCTATGCTACTGTTAAGACAAACTTTTGGTCAAAGACACGTTGGCAACATATTTGGCAACTATTGTCAAAAGGTTATACTGATTTAGAAACTTCAGTTATAATGACTCAACAACAATCATTCAACTATGCACATACCTTATTAAGTGCCGTTGATGATGTAAAAAAATTCAAAGAGGAAGAAGATGGAAAGCGCCAAGCAAATAACTGATGATTTAATGTTTCGTTTAAAAACTTCAACTATGCAATTATTTGAAATTAAACGTGAAGTAGGTCCAAACTGGTTACCTATCGGATATGTTCCTTTTGATATTCGTGCAGGTAATGGTGTTGCTACATTTAGTGTATATGCAGAATTTTTACAAGACGCAGAAGATCAAGTAACTACTTGGTTAGAAAATATGGAAAAAGACAATGAGTAAAATTAAAATAGCAGAATTGTTTTACAGTATTCAAGGCGAAGGACGTTACATGGGCGTTCCTTCTGTTTTCTTACGTACATTTGGCTGTAATTTTAAATGTGCTGGCTTTGGTATGCCTAGAGGTGAACTGAGCAAAGAAGCAGAAGAACTTGCAGAGGTAGCACATCTCTATGACAAATATGAGTCATTGCCATTAGTAAGTACAGGTTGTGATAGTTATGCCAGTTGGCATCCTGATTTTAAGAACCTAAGTCCCATGCTTACTAGTGATGCCATTGCCGAACGTATTCAGCAAATACTTCCGACAGGACGTTGGTTAGAAGAGCATCTAGTAATCACAGGCGGAGAACCATTGTTAGGATGGCAACGTGCTTATCCAGATTTATTAGATCATGCAATGATGCATTTCTTAAAAGAAATTACATTTGAAACAAATGGTACTCAAGAACTTACTTCAGACTTTAAAGAATATCTTACTAACTGGAAAAATAGTAATTCACACTTAGACGGTGCATTGCGTGAAATCACATTTAGCGTTAGTGCTAAACTTCCAGCTAGTGGTGAAAAGTGGGAAGAAGCTATTCGCCCCGATATTGTATGTGAATATGAACAAGTTGGTACAGCATATCTTAAATTTGTTGTAGCTACAGAACAAGACATTGCAGATGCAGAACGTGCTGAAATGGAATATCGTGCAGCCGGTTTTAAAGGACATGTCTACTTAATGCCAGTAGGTGGCGTCGAAAGTGTATACACACTAAATGCAAAAAACGTAGCCCTGGCTGCTATGAAACGTGGGTGGAGATATAGTGATCGACTACAAGTTCCACTCTTTAAAAATGAATGGGGGACCTAATGATTTATTTTGGTGATGAAGGAACACTACTAAAAAATGGTATTACCTTTTATCCTATAACTAGTAAAACTAGTTTGGGATTTAGAATAAGAGTTAGAAATAAACTGTATCAGGTTCGATACAGTAAAGTAACAAACCGTTGGTTTATAGGAAGAAGTGCAATATGAAAAATTTTATCAAAAAACTATTTAAAATTGACAAATATGAAGCGGCTCGTGATAAGGCTGTAGCCGAAACGGCTTTGGCACAAGAGCGTATGAACGATGCTCAAGAAGCCGAACGTCTTGCCAAATTAACACCAAAAGATCGTGCAACAGCCAAAGGTGATCCCTGGGTAGCTGTACTGGATACACATGTTAACAAAGATAATATCAGAAATGGCTTTTTTGAACTTGACTGGAATGACGAATTCATAGTACAATTGAAACAAGCTGGATATGGTTTTGATGGTGATCCAGAAGAAGAAATTGTTGATCGTTGGTTCAGAGATTTGGCCGGTAATATGTTAGCCGAAGCAGGTCAAGATCCAGCACGTCACAGTGGTGGTTATATTAACGTAAACAAACTAGGAAACGGCAAAGCCGTAGTTGAATGACATATATTATAGTTGATACTGCTAATACGTTTTTCCGTGCTCGTCACGTAGTTCAAGGCTCTGCTGATATTAAACTCGGTATGGCCTTTCATATTACTTTTAACAGTATCAAAAAAGCATGGCAAGATTTCGGTGGCACTCATGTAGTGTTCTGCCTTGAAGGGCGTAGTTGGCGTAAGGATTTTTATAAACCTTACAAAGCTAATAGACAAGAAACTCGCGATGCTATGACTGTTAAACAACAAGAAGAAGACAAGTTGTTCTGGGAAGCATTTGACGAGTTTAAAAACTTCATTACAGAAAAAACTAATTGTACAGTAATGCAACATCCTAATTTAGAAGCAGATGATCTAATTGCAGGTTGGGTACAAGCACATCCAGATGCTAACCATGTGATCATTTCAACTGATGGTGATTTTGCACAACTTATCAGTCCTAACGTAAGCCAATATAACGGTGTAGGCGATTTACATATTACCCACGAAGGTATCTTTGATGCAAAAGGTAAACCTGTTAAAGACAAAAAAACAGGTGAACCTAAACCTGCACAAGACCCAGAATGGATGCTGTTCGAAAAATGTATGCGTGGTGATACTAGCGATAATGTATTTTCAGCTTATCCGGGTGTACGTACTAAAGGTTCTAAAAACAAAGTCGGTCTTATGGAGGCATTTGCCGATCGGCAGGCTAAAGGCTTTAATTGGAATAATCTAATGCTACAGAGATGGACTGATCACAATGGCACAGAACATCGGGTACTAGAAGACTATCAACGAAATGTACAACTGTGTGATCTTACAGCACAACCTCCAGAAATTAAAGTTAAGATTAAAGAAACAATTGAAGCTAATGCTAAACCCAAAGATGTAACCCAAGTAGGAATTCGCATGCTCAAATTCTGCAATACTTGGGATATGAAAAAGATTGCTGACAACATTCAGCAATACGCAGAACCTTTTCAAGCGAGGTATCAATTATGATTTATCTATTGGTTACTGTAATATGGATTTTTAGTGTTGTTTTTATTTGGTGTTTTATTAAAGGTGCATACAACGGCTGTACAGGTAGTTGTATGCAAGGTCGTAGAAAATGTGATTGCAAGTACGGAGAAAAATAATGGCTACTAAAGAAGAAAAACAAGAACTAATCGAAATTCTTAAATTTACACCACGCACCTACAAGATTAATATGTGGGGATACGGTGGTGAAAAAGTTATGGGTACAGTAGAAGAAGAAGTGTGGAATTACTGTATGGATAATCAAGTCGATTTACAAGATATTGCGTGGAACAGTGAAGCTGCCGAAGATATGGGACTGGACGAAGATAAACTTCCGTTTCCTCCCGGTAGCTGGTATGAGTGTGACGACATGACTCACGTGCATGGAGTTAATCGTGATGCTGGTACATTACAGATTGAAGACGAAAATGGTAATACTGTCTTAGAAAGTCCTATTGATAATTTTAGTGGTGATAATATTGACGACGAAAGTCCAGAGCTTAACTGTTTAGATGAAGCATGGATTGGATCACGAAAAAAAGGTGAAATAGTATTCATCGGAAGCAGTAATGAAAAAGGTACTTTCTTTGAAGGTGAGATTGAGCTTAAAGCACCGTTTGATATTCGAAAACTAACTTTACAGTATGATGAAGTAGATGGTGAGGAAATTATTCACAGTGTTATGTACGACGGTGAAGATATTGACAACTGGGGCGGTAGCACAGATGGCAAGAGCAGTGATTTTGTCATGGTCCGAGTAATCGACGACGAAGGTAACTTTGAACGCTACGAACCTGAAGAAAAAGATTGGGGACATCCTGAGATCGGTCCTAGCCCCGACGACTGGGAAAAGAGTCCTGAATTTAAGTTTGAAAAAGTTAAACCAACGCATATAGGTTGGTACAGGGCAGTTTGGAGTCATTTTGGTACTAGCTACGGCAGCTTATACTGGAACGGTGAATCGTTTGGTGACTGGGAATACGGTAAATTTATCCCTCAATCTAATATAGATCGGTGGCAGGGCTACAGTTGGGATACCAGTAACTGGGCTAACAGACCCAAAGAACCACCTAGCATCACTTGCGATAATGAAAAATGCGGTTGGTATGGATTAAGCGATGATCGTCGAACTGACGACGAAGGTGATGATCACTGCCCCGATTGCGACGGTAAAGAATTTAGCTGGATTGATTATGATCCTGATACTACCGAAGGTCGTAAGAATCGTGAGAAGTATTCAGTATGTTAGAACTTATTTTTTTCTTAGCAGGTATCGCTGTTGGATATAATCTAAAGCATAAACCGGAGCCTGTTATACAAGATCCTGAACTTAAAAATCGAGTCACTGTAGCGGAAAATCTAAACG